CTTTAATAACATAGTTAAAGTTTCGCTTTAGTCAAATAACTGTGTTATCCCAATCAATCACACCAGTGGGAACTGATGTGTTTCTTAGTAACGTGTCATCAATTGCAAACTGACCACCTCAGTTTCCAAATTCAGAATATCTGTTAAATAAATGTTTAAAAGTGATAAATCAAATAAGTGCGTTATAAATTGTACCAATTACTGTCGTTAATATCTCACCTGAACGATGACCTTCATCTAAGTATAACAAACAGCCTTGAGCCATTATTACTAATGTCTCAATCCCATTACTTTCTAAGAAATCAAATATATTAGCTAGTTCACTATCATAAACAAAACACGATTTATAAACTAACCAACTAAGATTAAGTATTGGCTTCGAACAGTGAGCATCAAATTCAGAAGCGTCCAACTCAACAATTAATGCCATATTACAATTAGCATCGTACAACCTAGTTCAGCCCATGTTAGTAAAGTTATGTCCAATTCACAACTTGGACTTGGCTTTAATCATTTGTCAATGTAGCATTCACTGTTGCATGATGAGACCACTTAATAACATTAAAATCATATCTTGCATCAAAATTGGCCTTGAACGTACATGTTTCAAGTTACCATTAGTGATGTCGTCAACGCTAAATTTATTAATTTTCTCACGGCCACCCATCGTACTTGGAAATTTAACCTCCCTCATACGACCGGCTTTGATTAAAGGAAATAATTCCCTTAACGTTTTCACTGCTGTAAATAAGAAAGCACCTTTCTTATGCGCAAATGGTATACCTTTCATACTACTACTATTATTAATAACTAAGTACGACATAATAGCACCAGGTGAGGCACTTGGATTGACTTCTACATGATCTAAAAGACTATCACTTATGTCAACTTTCAAATGTGGTAACACACATCAATCTATGAACTCAGGTATATCTACATCACCTTTTCATTCAGAATTATCACGTTTCCCCATTATATCAAGTACATGTTGGCATGTAACTTCATTTGCAGGGGCCATGACTAATAATTCATCATATCAATCGTACACCGGTTTAACTCCATTATTAAGTGATGTTTGCAATATCCCACTAGTTGCAATCATATATGCAATAGCAACACGGTAATCAACTGCAACATAACTAGGTAATGCGTATTTACCAAGTGGCCTAACTGACTGAATCACTTTACCAGTGTATTTATTTGCATCCCAATTATGAACGTCAAATAAAC